TGGTCGAACGTGATCTGATCGCCGGCTTCGGCAATGTACGGAATCTCTTCGGGGCGTTCCTGCACGCGAAATACTCGGATGTTCTCGACAGACATATTCGGCACCGCTTTCGTGCCGTGTTGCCAGAAGTTCACCTGTACTTGCGTAATCGGCGCCGCCGCTTCGAGCTTCGTATCAATCGTTCGTCCCTCGGAGGAGCTATTGTAGCCTTCCGCCTGCGACCATCGCGCCGCGCGCGCAAACCACTGATTGCCTACGCGCTCGACGATGATCTTGCCGCTGAAGTGCTCCCACGGCCACCTAGCGGATGGGCCGTAGCCCTGATAGACAACTTTCCCTGTCGTCTTCTTGCCGGCCTTGATGTGAACCCACGTTCTTTTGTCGGCAGATTTCGACTTGATGACGACGATCTTCGCCACGATCTGATTCGCCGCGTCGAGCAATGCGATCTGCACGGAGCCGACGTTCTTCGTCGTGCCGCCAGTGTTCGACATGTCAACCTCGATGCGGAAATCCTGAAGGCTTGTCGACAGTGGCCGCTTCAGCGCTGGGCCGTGCCATTCCGCGCCCGTGCCGAAGGATGCCGGCTTGAACGAACCACCTTCGGTTTTGATGGAGCCGGCGATGATACCGTCTTCCTGCGTCGTGGTAGCGCCCCAGCCGGTGGTCGTGCTCATGGCGTCGTTGATGACTTGCACGTTGCGCTGATACGGCGTCTTGTCAGCCTCGACGTACTCGCCGAGCATGTTGACGTCCTCGCCGTTGGAGATGGCAACGAACGTTGTCGGCGCCGTGAGCGTAACCTCCGTGATCGGCTTTGTCGGCGACGTGCCTCCGACTTTGAACGTCTTGCCGCCGGTGATGTCTTGAATCGCCTCGGGGCCGTATTTCAACGGGTCGGGGCAAATAAACATCAGCGAGAATTGCTCGAAGTTCCGAATATTGTCTTCTACGGGCTCGCCGGTCAGAATCGCATAGTACGTCTTATCCGGCTCGTCCGAAAAGACAAGCGTGCGAGGCGTCTCCTTGTCGAGCAGAACCGTCAGCTCGTCGATCTTCTCCCGCAAGTCTGCCGATGAAGTTCCCTGAAGCGTGACATCAAGCTCGATCAAGCGCGTCAGATACTTCTTGCGCCGAAAGCGTGCGCCCCGCCGTCCCGGCGTCTCGATCGTTTCAACATCGGAAGGGGCAATGGAGCGCCCCCTGATGTCATGCACGATCAAGCGGTTGGCAAAGTCAACGCCGTCGTACTTGAAAGTAATCATCCGCTTACCTCCTCTTCCGTGTGAATTTCTCTTTGCGGTCTTCCTCGATGCCGTCGACACGCTTGCGCGAGTCATACGTTGCGCGCGCGATCTCGTCGCCATCGACTTGCACCGGTACTTCTACGACGATCGGCGCTTGATTCTTCTCAGGCGGCCGGAAGTCGCTGGAACGAACGCTGTACGCATTCCGTTGCGCGCGGGCATCGACGCTGTACGCGTGCTCCATTTCAGTCAGCGAAGGCAATTCGAGGACGCTGTTCATCGCGCGGTTGATCGTTCCCCTAGCGCCATAGATCGAGTCACTGATTGGGCCACCGAAGTTGAGCCGGTGGATGTCGCTGAGAGGCCCCCACTTAGCAGGCGAGAATGGCAGGAAGCCACGGAGCTTCGAGGTCACCGCAGTCATCGCGGAACCGATTTCTCCGATCGCGCCTCGGATACCTTTCGCAACCGAGCCGATGATCTTCTTACCTTGCGCGTAGAGGTCGATATTGAAGGCGTTCTTGATCCTGTCCACCGCATCCGTGACGAGCTTCTTCGCGGCGGCCAGCTTTTCGCTGATCCCCGACTTGAGCGCTTCGAACTTGCGGATGGCGGTAGCCTTCGCCTCTTCGATCTTGTTTTGGATCGTCGTCTTGATCTCGATGAATTTCGTTCGCACGCCGGAGGCAATGCTTGCGAGCTTCGTTGCAACCGTCGAACGCATTGCCTCGAATTTCGCTTGCGCCTGTTGCTTCGCCTGTTCGATCTTGTCCTGAATCTGTTGCTTGATTTCGAGGAACTTGTTTCGAACGGCGGAGGCGATGCTGGCGATCTTCGTCGCGATGGCCGAGCGCATGGCTTCGAATTTCTCTTGCGCACGTTGCTTCGCTTCCTCGATCTTGTTCTTCACGTTGTCGCGAATCTCGATGAACTTGCGCGCGACGTTCTGCGCAATAAGCATGAGCTTCGTTACAATCGTTTTCTTGATGGCTTCCCACTTGAGGGACATTTCCTGCTTGAGCTCTTCGAACTTGCCTTTGGCGTATTCTACGATAACTGGAAGAATTTCGGTGAAGTACGTCTTGATGTTCGTCCACGCATTCACGATGAAATCTTTCACTGCGCCGAATTTTTCCTTCGTCCACGCAACGATTTTATCCCAGTTTTGGTAGATGACGATGCCGAGCTCGATGGCAAGGGCGATGACCCATCCGATAGGGCCTCCGAGGATGCGGAATGCACCCGTTACGAGGCGCAAGAGTCCCGGCCAGCCTCCGAGAATTCTTCCGAGGAATCCGAAGATGGAAACGGCAGTTCGCAAGATAGGCCACAAGAAGCTGATGGCACTCGTGAGCGAGATGATGCCGATGATGACAGTTCCCAGCCACGAATCCATTACCGTCTCGACGATCTTCAGGAAGGCAGATGCAACCTTGAGCGCGACCGGCGCAAGTGGCTCGGCCGCCTCGATGATCGACGCGATGGCACCGCCGAGGTCGAGAAGGAAGTCCTTGACGAGTGGCGCCGTCTCTTCGATGTAGGCGATGAAGTCCTTAAACGATTGGTTCTCGCCGAGCTTCTTCGCCCACGCCTGAAACTTGTCTGCGCCCTTCGAGAGGGAATCCATAAACTTCTCCGAGTGCGGCGCGAACGCCTTGAAGACGTCAACGATCCCGAGGATCACGGAGCCGACGATGTTCTTGACTTTAGGCCAGTTTCGGCGGATGTAGTCCATGAACGACTGCATCTCTTTGCTACCGGAGAGGCTATCAGTCCACTTACGGAAGGATTCCGACATTTTCAGGAAGCCTACCGCCATTTCATCGGCAAGTGGCGAGAATGCACGGAAGAGGTTCAGGATGCCGACGGTGAAGTTCCCGAGCGCGCGCGTCACGATGTCGAACATGGCGCCGCCCTGATTGTTCAGGTAGTCGAAGAACTTCTGTACATCCGTTGCCTTGAGGTTCACTTCGAGGGCGTTCATCAGGCGCTGGGCCGCGGCAACCGAGTTGTCGAATAGTGGTGCAAGGTCTGCGAGGACACTCTTGAGCATCTGCATCGCTTGCGTGAACATATTCAGCATTTGCGGTTGGTACAGCGCAGACATGTCGCTCCATGCCGCCTTGAGAGCGTTCATGGACTTCAGCGCGCCTTGCTCTTCTTTCGAGAGCGTCGCCATGTATGCCGCCATTTCCTTTTGAATCTTCGCGCGCTTCTTCGCATCCGACGTAATGTCGAGCTTGTCCTGCAATCTTGCGAGGTCTTCGGATACTGCAAAGACGTCCTTCAGTGCACCAACCGCAAGCCCTCCGACTGCGGCCGCTCCGGCGCCGGCTCCGATGAATGCCGTCCCGAGCGCCATGAGTGCGCCGACCGTTACGCCAGCCATGTTGCCGATTCCGGCGAGGCCGGCGATGGCGTTTCCGGTGAAGGCGCTGAACGCTGGGGCGATGGCAAGCAGGAAGGAACCGAAGCTGTGTTGCAAGAGCTCACCGACGTCACGCGAGAAGTCTGCGATCCTGTCGATGGAGCGGCGAATCTCTTTCTGCATGTCCATGAAGGACGAGCCGACGAGGCGCCGGAGCGCGCGGAGGCCGTTCGCCTTGACATTGACGTCGATCGTGCGATCCCGCGTAGCAGTGTCGACAGCCGCTTCGAGGGCGGCCACTTCGCCTACCGCATTATCGACATCCACGTCTACGACGCGCTTGACTTTGCCGGCGCGGCCGAGGCGCTCTTCGATGCGAGCGAGGCTCCGGTTGAGCTCCTTGTCGTCGACGCCTACGCGCACCTTCATTTGCTTGTCGTGGAGATTCTTGCGGAGCTTCGCCATCTGCTTGTCGAATTTCGACGTATCGAGGTCGAGCTCGATCGTGTGCTTCCGCAGGCGCTTCAGCTTCGCTTCGACTTGCTTGATCTTGCGATCGAACTGCGTTGTATTGAGGTTAAGCGAGGACAGGGCGGAGAGGTTCTTTACCTTGCGCCGGAGACGCTCTACGTCTTTCTCGGCAAGGGACGTGTCGGCCATGACAACGAACATTTCGTCAAGGTCTTTCAGCTTTTCCTTGAGGCGGTAAATATCGCGCTCGGCGCCGGTCGTCGACAGGAAGACGTTGATCTTCTTGCTGTCAAGCGCGGCCAGCATCGCCTGAAGCTCGGAAATCTTCGTTCGTGCGGCGCCAGTATCAGCGTCGACGTCGAAGCCGCCCTTCAGGGTCTTCATTCGTGTATCGAGGTAACGCAGTTTGTCGCGCGCCCTCTTCGTGTCAGCGTCGACGGAAAACTTCGTGTCGAGCTCTTTGAGCTTCTCTTTGAGCCGCAATAGTTTGCGATCAACATTCGTATCGTTAAGCTCAAGTTCAATTTCGGGAATCTCGCGGATCGCTTCCTTGATTGCGCCGGTCGTGTTCTCAGCGCGTGCAAGCGCGGTGCCCCCGTTGAAGTCGAGGTCGAACATCATTCCGCCGCTGAGGCCATCGAGCTCGCGCTTTGCCGATTGCACTTTTCTCTCGAAGTTGTGCATGACGCGGCTGAACTTGTCGACGGCCTTGATGCGGAACTGGATATTCATTTTCTCTTGAGACATTAGCTTCTTCCTCCTTTATTCTCCCGCTCGTGGATTTTCCACAACGCGCGGATGAACGTAACCTCCGAGGAAGAAATGCCCTCGTCGTAGTGGTCGACGCGAATAGCGGCATCCTCCGGGTCGATCCCGAGCCTTTGCGCAATAGGTTCGGGAAGCCGGAAAATAGAATAACGGCGACGGGTTCCCGTGAGCTCGCCCACGGTTGTACCCCGTGCTTCTGCGATTTCATGCAAAGTGCGCAGGAACCCATCTGCCATTAGTCGTTTTTTGCGTCGTCTACCGCTTTGTCGTCGAAGCCACTCAGTTCGAGTACGCGTTCTGCAACTTTGGCGATAGGGCCGAATGCCTTATTCGATTCGAATTCTGCGAGGTCTTCCTTCTCGAACACGTTCTGGCCGTCAGGCGTCTTGCAACCGTAGAGCACCGCAAGGATCATCATTCGAACGGTATCCTTTTGGAACTTCATGACTTCCTTCATATCCGCGGCGGAGAGAGTAGCGATCGGAAGCGTTACGCCCCACTCGTCAACGTGAACTTCGCCATGCTGGATGTCGTCGCTTGCCATTACCTTTTCGCGTAGTGCTTTGATGTCGTATACTTGTGCCATTTATAAAACCTCCGAGTTTTGTTTTATTTTCCGAGAGTGTATCGCCTGCCAACCGTCTCGGACTCGGCCTTTCCGCAAGGGTAGCTACTCCTGCGTAGACAGGCGAGTTGGATCATGCGCCGGGTACAGGGGCGGATGGGGACGTCAGAGGGCCGGAACCAGTGAAGGTCAGCGACGTCTCGATGATGTCGTCGTAAGGCGTCGAGCGTTCGAAGTCAAGCGATGCGAGGCCAGTGTATTTCGGCTTCTCGTCGTCGGCTTTGTCGAAGAACTCAACTGTGACGAATTCCATCATCATGTCGAGCCAATACGGATCGGCGTCAACGACGGTTGCGTCGCCTTCCCACGAAGCGATTCCGATCAGGTGGCGGGCCCAGCCGTCTCCTGCGACGTTGGCGTCAACCTTCTCAGTCTCAGCGGAAATCGACCATTCGCGAAGCTCGGCGAGAGGAACTTTACGTCCCTTCACGTCCATCGAGACTTTCGCCATTTTGCCAGTCATAATCATGCGTTGCACTCTCCTTTTTTAGTCGTAGAATTGTTCAATCGTGTCAATCGTTATCGGCATTGCGCCGTAGTGATTGAAAGTCTCTTTCGATGTGTCATCGTTAGGGACAGGGGTGAAGTTTGCCGGCGTCGCATACGCGGTAGCGCCCGGGATCAACTTGCCTTCGTTGTCGACGAGCTGGACGCCGTGGCGTTTCAGAAGCGTGTCGATCCTGTCGGCGAGTTGCTGTAGCTGAGTGACGGTCTCCGCGTAGATGCCGATGTTGAAGTGGTAGTCCACCGAATAGGCGCCGCGGCCGGCGGCAAGCACTTCCGATACGTTGTCGATCGAGGACAAGGCGACGAACGGCTTCTGTTTCTCCTCCAACTTCAGATCATCCCGCATCAGGTAGACCCCGGTAAGCTCCGGTAGCTCCTGCGCTAGGAATAGCCGAAACGAAAGAGTCATCGAATATTGATTCGCCAATTACGTCACCGTCCTTCGAACAATTTCGGAAATGCGCTTGAGCTCCGCGTCCTTCGTATACCAGTAGCCCTTCTCCATAAAGTACAAGCCGCTGGAATATTCAGGGCTGTAATTACGGCGTGTTGCGTATGGCATGTACGATCCGTAGATGTACGCCATCTTGCCGACTCGCCGCGGAGAGTGACGGATGGACGCTTGTAGCGCACCCGTTAGGACTGGCGTATGGAGGGCGGACATGAGCGCCATGTTCCGCGTTGTCACGCCCATTTCGGTGTCTAGCTTCTTGCCGAGCATCTCAGCGCCGCGCCGGCTGATCTTGTCAGTCATGCGGTCAAGCGCCTTGCTGTCGATGTCGATCCTGATTCTTCCTCGCATTACGTCACCTTCTTCAGGAGAACGTAGTGGCGGTTGGGAATCATCAGGCCGACTTCATCCGTCGCCCGGACGCGCCAGTTCGCGCCGTAGACTTCGATATGAGTGACGCCTCGCATGTCGTAGGAAATGTCGAGGTTGGCGATCGCGTCGCCTGCCTCAGCTACCACGCCGTCGACCATTACGATGTCATCAGAGCCGGCTCCCCCACTCGTGATGCGCCGGAACGTGCCTTCCGCCTGCTCGCACTCCGTCGTGTCAATCGTGTCGCCAGTGAACGGGTCAGTGGCGCCCCCTTTGATTGTTCTCGTGAGAACCATCGGATACGTTCGCAAGTGCGTCATTTCTGCGCGCGTCTGGCGAAAGAATTCTGCATCTGCTGGATCAAGCACGGAAAACGCCCCCTTTCGCGACAGGCAAGATGATACTGCGGCACTGCGGGTGAGGATTGAGAATCTTTGCGGTGCCGATCGGATAGATGCCGCGGCCGAGGCCATGCTCGTTCGCGTGCGAATACTCGTAGCACTTGTGGCGCCGGTGAACCGATGGCTTGCCGTGAGGGAAGTCGATGATCCGCAACGCCTCTACGACACCGCTTGACTTCGATCCTTCGACTACTGCGCGCCGGAATGCGTAGGACGCTTCCGATTCGGTCAGACGATCAACTCGCCATTCCGCATCGCCGTAGATTTTCTTGAGCGTGTCAAGCATTGTGCCGATGTCTTTGTTTCTCAGGCGCCGGAGCTCTTTTGCAAGCTCAAGGCGAATCTCGCGTGATAGCTTCCGTAGGCGATCAGGAAGCGCCTTGCCGTCGCTGTCCTTCCGGCGCATCGTACTGCGCAGGATGAACGCGAGGAGCGCGAGCAGGCCCAATCCTAGTGCCGCCAGTAGGCCGTCAGTCGGTGCCTCGTCGTCATCTGAGAGGACGGCAATGACGCCAGCCGCAATCAGGACTTCGTTCAGGCCGACGCCGGCATCTTCAGCGGCTTGCCGGATTTCCTGCCGGAGGGCCGCGGCGAGGTCTTCGTACAGGCGATTCTCTTCCGTCTCAAGGGCGGTCAGGATTCGCAGGAGCGCTTTCTTGTCGAGCTTGCCTTTGACGGCGTTCTCGGCAATCAGCGTGAAGACTCTCGTTCGCGACGCCTCAAGGGCTTTTCTCACGCGAGCATTTGCCTCGGGGAGAGTGTCGTAGAAGTCGGCATAGAGCCGGGTGATTCGTTGTTCGAACGTCTTCTGCTTCATGGGCGGTCAATCCGCGTCATGACACCGGAGCGCGCTCCATTCGATCCGAAGCCGAGTGCAAAGCGCCGCTCGCGGTACTGTCTGCGGAGCTCAGTCGCCAGCTTGCGGTACTGTTCGGAGACCGCCCGCTTGTCCGCCGATTCCTCGCCGTCCTTGAACTCGAAGTAATGCGCGGTGCGCACTGCGATGTTCTGAACGGCATCGGCTTCGGCATAAAGCAGGATCAGGCGCTCAAGGCGCGGAGGGACTTCGTTGTCGAGCGGCAGGCTGTGCTCGTGCATCGACGTCTCAATCCAGTCCTGAGCGTCAGCCAGCGTCACATTGGGAATGCCGCGGAGCCGCTTCATGAGACGTTCAGCTAGTTCAATATGAGTAGCCATGCCTTATCGCCTCCGCATTATTTTTTCTTGCTGTCTTTCGCCGCTTCTTTCTTTGGCGTCTTTTCGTCAGAGTCCTTCGTGTCCTCGACGATCTTCGCATAGCCTTTTTCTGTCAGCATTTCAGCGAATTCTTTGTCGACGAGCAGGGTTTCGCCATGAGAGAAGCCTCCGACGTTAGCGTTGGTCACTTCAACTTTTACTTGTGCCATTGTTTAAACCCCCTTCGTTTGTGGTATAATAGAACCGAAGCCACGCAATCAAGCGTGGACATCGGCATGGAAGAGCAAGGCTGGGTTCTTGATACCCGGGAAGCCAGCGGCAACCGCTTCGAAGCCGGAGCGGATAGGGTTACGCTCGTCGAACGCACCGAGGTAGATACCCGGTTTGAACTCGTTCTCGACCGTAGGGCCCATGTAGTACTCGCCGAGTCCTTCGGATACCATGACGATACGGTTCTCAGGGAAGACTTCGACAGTTTCCAGTTGGTTGTTGTAGAAGTTCTTCACCGTCACTTTGCGGTCGTCAACGATCTGAATCGCAGGGAGGCCGTTGTCAGCGAAGACAGCAGTGATCTCAGCTTGCGAAACGCGGCGGGCAGTGTCAGGGCGGCCAGACTCAGCAATGACTACGCGGTTTGTCGCGATCTTGCCGAGAGTCTTGCGGGACATCAGCATGACGTCAGGAGCTTTGCCATTCGTATCTGTATACGTCTGGACGAATTCCAGAAGGTCAGCGATGATGTCGCGGTCAGCCGAATCGAAGTCGGCACCCGGAAGCATCTGAACCTTGTGGTTCGATGGGATGTCGAACGGGACGACGAGCTTGACGCGGTTCTTGACTTGCTCGTACTGACCATAGGCGATAGCGCGCATCTTCTGCACGTTGATCTGCCGGCGTACAGCGTCGACAAGCTCAACTGCGGAAATGACGAGGGAGTCGAGCATGCCGCGTTTCTCCATTTCGGAGCGGGACATGTTCAGACGAAGAAGCTCTTCCTCCGTGAGGATGTGCTTAATCCCCATCTTCCCGAGTTCGCCCTGCATGCGTGCGTAGGCGTTGCGATCGACGATTGGTGGCTCAGCACCGTAACCGATCATTGGCGCGAGGTAGACGTTCGATTTCACGAGGTCATACGCGAATTCAGTGGAGAAGATTTCAGTATCCGGGAGGAAGCGGTCGCCCAGTGTAGTCTCGCGTTCCGTTTCGGATTCGTCGATCAAGCCACGCAGAACCTCCGGCTGAAACTCTTCGAAGTTCATAATTCCTGCCATTTGTCATTCATTCCTTTTCGTTTATAGTTTTGGGGTTGCGTAGCGATTAAGCTCACGCCGGGTTGTGGATGTAGCGGATCAGTGGCGTAGCGGCTTTGATCGCGGCAGTTGGCGTAGTAGCCATCTTGTCTGCGTAGACAGAGCCGGAGATGATGACTTCGCCTACAACGACGTCGTTCTCTCCGTCGATGTCGAAATCGACGTTGACGATACCGATGTCTTCAGCGTTGTCGAGCGTGCCCGGTTCGGTTTCTTTTACAGGCTCGTACTTGCCCGTGGCGCGGTTCAGGACGATGACTTCACCTACGTCGTGGTAGCCTTTGGTGAACTTCGTAGCGTCGAGTGTCGCACCTTCCTCAATGAAAGCAAGGCGCTGTTCAGATGCGATGATCTGCTTGCCGCCGCGGTAGTCTTCGCGGGACGTTTTCAGTGTGTACGGCATTACTTTTCCCTCCGTTTGAGTGATTTTTTAGCGAATTTTGCCAGATTTTTTAAGACGCTGAAAGTATTCGCGGCCTTTCGCCTCTTTGTCTTTCGGCACTGGCTTGCCTCGGCCACCGTTACCCAACGCTGGGTCGGCGTAGTCCTTCTGTTCCTTTTTCGGAGGAACATCGTCAAGAAGGGCTTTTACGGATGCGGCGATGTCTTCTTCACTTTCGCCTTCCACGAACTTCTTGTAGCGCGCAATCTGATCTTCGTCGTAGCCGGCTTTTGCAAGAGCCGATTCACGCTTAGCTTCCATCGCTTCCGACTTCAGCCGATCAAGTTCCGCCTGCAAGCTCGCGGCAACATCCTTGTACTTCCCTTCCTCTTCGAGGCGCTTGCGCTCCTCTTCCGCGCGAATTTTCTCTTTCTCTTCGTCTTGCTTCTTGCGATCACGCGCGATCCTCGCTTGAATCAGAGCGTTTACCTCGTCTTCGGTCAGCAGGCGCCTGCCTTCCGCATCGAGGATTTCCTTACGCTCATTGCCGCCCTCTCCTTCTCCCGATGGCGTCTTGTCTTCCGGGTTGCCTCCCGTTTCCTTTTCGAGATCAGCAGGGTCTGCGCCTCCGGCGCCTTTATCGGCGTCGAAGAATGGGGTCATTCGGTACTTGAACATCAACATT